AAACTTATCTTTATGAAACTTCTACACTCAAAAAGAAGTGCTTGCGCGAAGTATATAAAGATAATTGGAACCTGATTCACGGAGAATACCAATTTTCCGGAGATCCTCCGGCAGAAATTTATACGTTCTGCCTTGGAGTAGGCAGGCTATTCTCTGCTTATAATTTTATTGATAATACATGGGGACGTGGAGCTAATGTCACAATGTATTACAATGATAAATTTTTGCCCTTGTTTAATCAGGCAGATGATTTCGAGAAATGTAAGCTGGCTTACCAGTTCATGCTGTCTGTCTATGATTATTGCAAATTCAAGTTTGTTGGAAAAGACATTATAAGTGAAATGAATGCTGCATTTGACAGAGAACATCCGTCAATTCATATGCCTTAAGCAATTCAAAGCACCAACAACTCCCTCTCATCATACACGCTCTCCCCGGAGTTACATCCACACCGGATCGCCCGATCCAGCGCCATGATCGTGGCGACCGTTCCGTCAATCTTCTCCGTGGATTTCTCCTTATCCGGCTTGATGTTGCCTGCGGGATCACGCTTGATGAAAATGTTGTCCATGTTCCAGCGCAGAACCGGATGCCCGTTGTGGGCGATCTTCTGTTCCAGCGTCAGCTTCATCAGCTCTTTGGTCGGCGGCGACATATCACGGTAGCCCTGACCAAACTGCACCAGAGTGAAGCCCAGTCCTTCAAGGTTCTGGCTCATCTGCACCGCGCCCCAGCGGTCAAAGGCGATCTCCCGGATATTGAACCGTGTACCCAGTTCGTCGATGAAGTTTTCGATGAAGCCGTAGTGAACGACGTTGCCCTCGGTCGTCATCAAAAAGCCCTGCCGCTGCCAGAGGTCATACGGCACATGGTCGCGCCGGACACGCAGGTCAAGCGTTTCCTCCGGCAGCCAGAAATACGGCAGAATATAATAATGGTCGTCCTCATCGGTCGGCGGAAACACCAGCACGAATGCGGTTATATCCGTTGTGGACGAGAGGTCGAGACCGCCGTAACATACACGCCTTTCCAGCAGTGATTCGTCGAAATCAACCTTGCAGGCATCCCATTTGTGCATCGGCATCCATCGGACGGTCTGTTTCACCCACTGATTGAGGCGGAGCTGCCGGAAGGCGTTTTCTTCGCCGGGATTCTGCTTGGCAGATTCGCAGGCGGCTTCCACCTTGTCCATGCCGATTGTTTCGCCGAGGGACGGATTTGAATTCTTCCAGACCTCCGGAGAAGTCCAGTCGGCATCATCGGGAGCGCCGTAGATGACCGGGTAGAAGGTCTTGTCGATTTTGCGCCCTTCCAGAATATCCTGCGCCTTCTGGTGTTGCTCGTAGCAGATGGAATTGGTGTCCGTGCCTGCCGTTGTAATCAAAAAATACAGCGGCTGCATTCGGGCATCGCCGGAGCCTTTTGTCATAACGTCAAACAGCTTTCGATTTGGCTGCGTGTGCAGTTCATCGAACACGACTCCGTGGATATTGAATCCGTGCTTGCTGTACGCCTCGGCGGAAAGCACCTGATAGAAACTGTTGGTCGGAACGTACACGATGCGCTTCTGCGAGGTCAGGATCTTCACTCGCTTATTCAGCGCAGGACACATCCGCACCATATCGGCGGCGACATCGAACACGATCGCTGCCTGCTGCCTGTCAGCAGCACAGCCGTAAACTTCGGCACGTTCTTCGCCATCACCGCACGTCAAAAGCAGGGCGACCGCAGCGGCAAGCTCGGACTTTCCGTTCTTCTTCGGAATCTCGATGTATGCCGTGTTGAACTGGCGGTAGCCGTTGGGCTTCAGAACACCGAACAGGTCGCGGATGATGCGCTCCTGCCAGTCGATCAGCTCGAAGGGCTTTCCCGCCCATGTGCCTTTGGTATGGGCAAGGCACTCGATGAACCGGACTGCGTAGTCAGCGGCGGCTTTGTCATAATGGGAATCCTCCGCCATGAACTGCGTCGGTGTATATTCTTTCAGCTTTCGCAAGTGCCTCACCTCCATGAGAAAGGCGGCTGCCCTCCGGTAGCCGCCTTCGTGTTTTTAGTTGTATTCGTGCATCAGGATCGCCAGCGCCATCTCCGCTGCCTCGTTCTGGGGCGGAACATCCAGCCCCCGGTCGTAGTTGTAAACGACCTCGCCGCTGATCTTCAGCGTTGCTTTGCTGATCCTGCCGCCGTCGATTCCGTACTGGCTGCCCTCGTCGTAGGCTTTCACCCAGTAATGAACGACCGTGTACTTGCCGTCTCCCTTCGGGACTCCAATCGTTCCTTCGTGCCACATATTCGTTTCCTCCGTGTTTCGTAGTTTCCGGCGGGCTTTGCCCTTCCGTTGTGTACATATTAACTCTGAATGCGAATAATAGCAAGCCGCTAAAACTACAGAAGATTCGGGGAAAATGTGCGGCGGGTGTTGTGTATAATACACCCGCCGCTGTGATCCTTATTCGCCGAGGGGAATCGGCATCAGGGTGTTGCCTACCAGCACGAAATCGTATGCCTGCCGGAAGAACTCTGTGTACTTCTCGGTCAGCTCTTGCGGCAGGTCGGTGAAGTCATCCTCGCCCAAGCCGCAAAGAAAAAATGTACCCTTGATGACGCCATAGCCTTTGATTGGGCGGTTCCATTTCTGCTCCGGATGGTAGAGGGCTTCCTCCTCGCACACCAGTGCGACCGGATCATCGAAGGGGTAAATCGCCTGAATGTATCCGCCGACCGTCTGCTGCAGGCTTTCAAGCTCTCCGCTGATCTCCTTTGCGTAGGGGCGCTTGCCCGGTTCAACAACTAAAATGTTCATGTGAATGCTCCTTTGTGTTTATTCCGCTTCTCCTGCGGTAGAAGAATGATCCGGTGGATCATTCAGATATTAACTCTGAACCGAGGATATATCAAGCATTATCGGCAAAATAAATGTGACAAACATCGGGGTGGAAATGCCGCTGAATTGTACATCGCTGGGGAGCCGCACACGGTCTCAGTTGTCGCTTCGGTCGGTGCTTCTGCCTTCGGCAGAGGTGTCCACCGGGCACCCGCATCCCTGTGTGGGGCGGGTTACCGAAAGGGATACCGTTTGGAGGGTACCCATCCCGCGCCACACGGGGCAACGTGGTCGGGGACACAGGCTCTGTGCGGCTCTGTGCGCCTTATTCTTCGCCTTCGTACTTCTCGTGGATGATGCCGAGAATCTTGTCCTGTTCCTCGCGTCCGACGCCGAGGCTTTCAAGGGCTTCTCTCGTCCCGCAGTCCGGGCAGATCGGGCTGCCGTCCACACGGGAGGTCGCAGGTCGCTCGGTGTACACCCGCCCGCATTTCGGGCAGATGCGCGGCTCGTTGTTGCGGTCTTTCATCGCTGCACCTCCTTTGCACTGATTTCGTAGGCGGCATCGAGGAACTTGGTGTCGAAGCCAAAGTTCCGGTAGCCTTCCTCGCAGGTGCGGATGTAGGCAAGCGACGGAATTCCGAGGCTGCGCTCCTCATGCATGATGTACACGAAGGCGGTCAGTTTCTTGGTCTTGCTGCTTGCCAGCTTCACCGGCAGGCGGACTTCCTTCTTGTAGTAGAAGGTCGGGCAGCCCTCGTAGGCATCCAGCCGCTTCTCGTCGGCTGCGGTGACCTCCCAGACCGCAATCGGAACGATGCCGTTCTTCTTCGGTTCAATGGTCAGGTACGCGCCGGTCTTGCTGCCCTTGTAAAGCAGCTCATAGTCGGGGATTGCCGTGATGCCGATGGGCTTTGCGGTCGGGCAGCGGTAACACATCTGGCGGATGTTCAGGTTTGAACCGTATGCGAGGTAGTATCTTTTCATTGCTTTTCTCCTTTTGTCTTGTATTCCGTTTTCGTTCCGGTACGCACATATTAACTCTTTTCCGGCACTATATCAAGCCGATAAAACTACAAAAGATATGTGGATTTCCGGGCTTGCAGTTGTGTAGAATATGCCTTGCCGCTGTTTGCGCCGTGTGCGCCCCGTACAGGGCTTTTTACCGAAAGGGGCAGTTACTCGGAGGATACCCGTCCCGCCCCACACGGGGCGCTGTGGGCGGCTGTTTCGCCGCCCTTGCCCGTGGCGGCAGACTGGTTAAGGTCTGCCGAATCTGAAGGCGTTGTCGCCGGTAAGGTTCTGCGTCAGGGTTTCTCTTGCGGTGGCGAACTCGTCGCCAATGAAGCCCATTCTCATCAGCCAAGTCCGCATCGCGAACTTTTTGTTTTCCTTCTGCTGTTCCTTCGGGCTTGCGCTCCGCAGGTCTTTTGCCATCTGGCTCATTGCGAGACAAAGCTGAATGTAGCTCTTGAGCTTGCCTGCGTGAAGTCCGTTCTGCTTGCCGCCTGCGGGCTTGTCGAACTGGAAAAGGCGAAATTCAATCGTGCCTTTTGTGAAGGTGGCGTGGAGGTTCAGCATATGGTAGCGGCTGTCGTTGTAGTGGTGGGTTCTGCCGTAGTCGCATCCCTGTGCGCCGTACCAGATGTCTGCAAGCTGCGCCATCGTGGTGGGCTTCTTCTTGTTGAGCTGCTGCAGGAAATTCGGATTTACCGTTCTGCAGTAGCGGTTCATGCGGCTGCTGTCAACCTTGATTGCCTCGGCGATCAGCGTTTCGTGGCTCGCCATCAGGTTTGCGAGGTTTCGCAGGCTCTGCGGTGTGTGTCCCGCTGCGCCGATGTGAATGTGAACTCCGCAGCCTCTGGTGTAGTCGCTCTTTGCGCCCGCCTTGCGAAGGCGTCTGATCAGCTCCTGCAGGCTTTCGATGTCCGCGTAGTGCAGGATCGGTGTGACCAGTTCGCACTTTTCGCTGTCCGATCCGCTGATGCTGCAGTCGCGCTGGAATTTCCACTCGCGTCCCTGTGCGTCCCATGCGCTGTAGGTTTCGTAGCCGTTGCGGTGGGCGGTGTACTCGCTGCGGTTTGTGCCGAAGAACTCGGCGGCAAGCTTTGCGGCAGCCTTGCGGGTGATGTTGTTCATCTCAACCTCAACCCCGATCGTCTGCTCCTTCATTCTGTTAATCTGTGCCTGTGTCTTTGCGTTCATGGTGGTATCCTCCTGTTTGGTTTTTGGTGTGTTTTCCCTTTCGGTAGTCACATATTAACTCTGAACCGAGGATATATCAAGCCGCTAAAACCACAGAATATCGAGGAAAATACAGCCTTGATGATTGTGTAGTATACACCCTTGACTTACTTGCAATCGTGTGGTAATATGGGGTACGATGGAATAGGTTCTCACATTTCCGGCAGCCCCCGGAGGCTGTAAAATCAGCCGCCGGAGATGACCTTGAACTCGTCTGCACCTTCGATCAGCGCAAGACTTCTGCCGTTATCCCGCTTCATGTGGATATTGCCTGCGTCGTCGATGATTGCAACCGTTCCGGTTGTTCCGGGCGGCACGGGAGCGAAGGCATCGTCCATCTGAATCAGGCGGATGCGTGTGCCTGCGGGATAACGCTCCCGCAGGGCTTTCAGTTCAGCTTCATTCGGAAACCGTATCGTCAGCACCTCCTTCGGGCTTGCCGTGACGGAAGGCGGAGCTTCCGGTCAGGTTGCGGAGCAGAACCTTGCGGGCTGCCTTGTAGTCTGCACCGATCATGCCGAGGCGCAGGAGGAAGCAGCGGAATGCGTACTTCTCGTTGTCGCTGGTATCCGGCTTGTTGACCACACGCTGCAGGTTTTTTGCAAACTCGCAAAGCATGGTGATGAACTTGGCGTAGGCATCGCCGTCGCCGTCCTTCTCGACCGTGAACCACGGGAACTCGACCGTTTCCTCACACTCGTTGACCGCAAGACTCTCCGTATTCAGCGCGTGTTTCAGGAGCGTTTCCTTGTTCTCGATGATCTGAAGCAGGTTCTCCAGCCCCTGTTCGCCGAAGAAGTCTCGCTGCATCGAAATCGTCAGCGCCACCGGTTCTTCTTCGGATTTGTAGCCTGCCTTCTGCAATTCGCTCCGGATGTCGTCCGGAAGCTCATCGCCGTGCAGCACCGCTTCCTTGTCGAGGGTGTATGCCCCGATCTGGTATCCGCAGCTCGGAACGCCGAGGTACTTCACCTCGCTTCCGGTCAGCTCACCGATCTTCTGCGCCAGTGCCTTGCGCTGGCTCTTTTCAATATTGAACTTGATATTCATAATGTGACCTCCTGCTTTTTCACCGCTTGCTGCGGTTTGAGTGTAGTAAACAGTCCGGTGGACTGTTTAGATACTAACTCTGAATCGCACAGATAGCAAGACTGTAAAACGGAGAATATGTGCGGGACGGTTTTGCGCCGATTTGTGCATATTACAGCATTTCTGAGTATTGACAGATCGCTGAATTTGAAGTATAATTTTAGTGATAAATCATTTCTACACTGTTAATCTCATACAGAATTTTTTACTTGGTGATTACTTAACACTCAAAAAATACGATGTTAGTATCATAAGAGGAGTATAAATATGAAT